GCAAATGGGTCGTAGACGCAGAGACGAATACCAAGATGGTGTTATTCGTACTCCTTTGCAATCACCATCACCATAATAAGGAGATAATAAATGGCAAACATAGTACCAAATGCATTTAAAGGTGAATTACTTTCTGGCACGCATAATTTTGCAAGTGGTGGAAATACATTTAAATTAGCTTTGTACACGTCTAATCCATACTCAACATCAAGCACAGCGTACTTAACTTCCAATGAAGTAAGTTCAGGTGGTAGTAGTGGCTATACAACTACTGGTTTACCTTTACAAAACCAATCAGTTACAACAGGTGCCACATCTTTTGTTGATTTTGATGATTTAACATTCTCTAGTGCAACATTCTCAGCAGCTTTTGGTGCAATATACAATGACACCAATAGTGATAAGTTATGTGTTGTTTTAGATTTTGGTGGAACAAAGACTGCTACAAACGGAGACTTTAAAATAGTATTTCCAGCTACTGGAACACCAGCTGATGCTATTATAAGTTTAGCATCGTAATAGGAGAAAAAATAAATGGCGTTTAAGTTAAACGACAGAGTAAAAGAAACTAGTACAACTACAGGAACAGGTGCGTTTACACTTGCCGGTGCAGTAACAGGTTTTGAAACTTTTTCTGCAGGTATTGGTGGAAGCAACACTACATACTATTGTATATTTCTTACTGGAACTGCAGAGTTTGAAGTTGGTTTTGGAACTTTAAATTCAGGGGCAAGCACATTAACTAGAACTTACATTATCTCGAGTTCTAATAGTGATGCTGCTGTAAACTTTTCTGCAGGAACTAAAGAAGTATTTTGTACAGTGCCTGGTGCAAAGATAGGTTTACCTACACCAGAAGAGTATGGTTCATCATCAGCACCAAAAGTTATCACGGTTACAGTAGCCGCTAAATCAGGTAATCATCCATATGAAAGTGCGGGAGGGGCATCAGCTAATGCTTATTATTTTGATGGATTAGAATCTCCAGCAATAACATTATCTGGAGCAGATTCATCGTATCCATATTATTATAGATTTGATCAATCTGATTCTACTAACTCAAGTCACCCTTTAAGATTTTATTTAGAAGCAGATAAATCTACAGCATATACAACTAACGTAACTACAAATGGTACAGCTGGATCATCTGGTGCATACACACAAATAGCTGTGGATGAAAACACACCTAATATTTTATACTATCAGTGTTCATCTCATGCATATATGGGTAATTTTGTTAATGTTGTATCTAATAAAATTAATTCTAATTTAACTACAATTGGTGAGGTCATTGTTGGATCTAAATTAAAGATGCCAACAAACACAGCTAACAAAATATTAGTTGCAGATGGCACATCATTTGAGGAAGTTGATATATCTGGGGATGCAACAATAGCATCTGGCGGAGCTTTAACACTAGCCAACTCTGGAGTATCAGCAGCTAGTTATACAAATTCATCAATCACAGTAGATGCGAAAGGAAGAGTAACAGCAGCGTCTAGTGGATCTGCAGGAATATCAGCAGGATTTGCGGTTGCAATGGCAATCGCCTTATAGTAAAGGAGTAATATGGCACAAGATTTTGAAAGATACGGAGACCAGGATGTAGGAACATCAGCAGTTGCTATTCATACTAGTAACTCAGATGATGCAATCATCTCTATCCGTTTAGCAAACACAACTACATCAACAATAAGTGCAAGTGTGTTCATTACATCATCAGTAACAGGTGGTTCTCAGGACCACTATTTAATTAAAAATGCACCAATTGTCAGCGGCGGATCGTTAGAGCTGATAGACGGTGGAAGTAAAATAGTAATTGAATCGGGAGACGTGGTAAAAGCACAATCCGACACGGCAAGTTCGTTAAGTGTTTGGATGTCTGTTGTCGATGCAATTAGTACGTAAGGAGATTCATGGCCTATTTAGGAAACGCACCAGCAAGAAGTTTCATAAGTTTTGAGAGACAAGTATTTACAATCGTAAACTCTCAAACTGCGTACACTTTAGATCATTCCGTAAATAACGAAAATGATCTTCGTCTTGTAATTAACAACATTGTTCAAGAACCAGGATCAGGTAAAGCATACACTGCATCGGGCACTACCCTTACACTATCCGCAGCGTTAGTTAATGGTACGGACGAAATGTATTGTGTGTTCTTAGGTAGAGCTGTTGCAACAAATGCACCTGGTGCAGGGTCTGTAGGTGCCTCACAACTTGCAAGCGATGCTGTTACTGCTGCAAAGCTTAATGATGATATTATCTCTGGTCAAACAGCTCTTGGGGCTACCCCTGCAGACACAGATGAATTTCTTGTCTCAGATGCGGGGACGTTGAAAAGAGTTGATTACAGTCATATTAAAGGTCTTGAAAATTGGTCAGAAAGTTCTGGGAATCTTTTACCAAGTGACGCTTCTTATGGAATTTATTTAGGAGTTAATTCTGCAACAGCAGCTAATTTATTAGACGATTACGAAGAAGGAACTTGGACAGGAACTGTAAGTAGTGGTGTTTTTTCATATTCAAAAAATACAGGTTATTACAGAAAAGTTGGAAATTTAGTTTATGTTCAAATATATTTAGTTACAAATGGCTACACAAGTGGATCAAGAGTAAGTTTAGATGGATTACCTTTTACATCAAAAAACATAAGTTCTTATGATGGTCATTATCCTATTTCTTGTACTAGATTTACAGGCGTTCATGAAAATGTTTTAGCTGTTTATCCAATGATTAATCCTGGAGGAACAACTATAAAAACCGATACCTGTAACTCTGCTGGAAGCACTATGACTAGTAATAACGTAGAATTTTTTGGAGCAGCTACTCATGTAAGATTTGCTGGATGCTACATAACAGATTAAGGAGGATAAACTATGGCAATAACAAAAGAAACACTTGTTGGTAAAATAGAAGTCGTTGGAGAGTTTAAATCAGTTCAAGTAAGAAATGATACTGTTATTAAAGAAGATGGCACAGAATTAACAAGAAGTTATCATAGACATGTTTTACATCCAGATGCAGACATAACTAATGAAACCTCAGAAGTTCAAGCAGTATGTAATGCAGTATGGACGGATCAGATAAAAGCTGACTATGCAACTTTTAAAGCTAACCAAGAGAATAACTAATGGCAATAAGTAAAGTAGGATTAACAACAGCAGTAACAGGAACATTACCAGCAGCAAACGGTGGTACAGGTGCAACTAGTTTTTCACCTGGTAAGGTTTTGCAAGTTGTTGAAGGTAGTTTTACTGGACATACCACAACTGTTGCGTCTACAACTGCTGTTGACTTAGAAAGTGCAAGTAGTACAACTTGGGAAACAGCAATAACTCCATCAGCAACTTCAAACAAAATATTAATTTCTGCATCAATACCAACTAATGTATATCAATCCAATAGCCAAAACGATCAAAGAGCTAATATTAAAATGGATGGTAAAATAGGTTCAGGTAGTTATGCAAGTTTAATTCCAAATCAAAGATATGGAAGTTATGATTATAGTAATGGTACTTCTACCTCAAATGTAGTTTCTTTTAATTTTTTATGGTCGCCAAGCACAACAAGTGAATGTAAAGTAAAATTTATGATTGCAACAACTACTGCTAGTTGTACAACAACTGTACCTGGAGTATCTTCTTCAAAACCAGTTTGTATATTACAGGAGATATCAGGATAATGAGTGAAATTAAAAATATAGTTAATGCAATTAAAGCAATAAACGAAAATGCAGAATTTAAATTTATCAATACTGATTTAGACAGTATTAAATGGTTAAATGGAACAACACCTATTTCTAAAGCTGACATAGAAGCTAAGATGGTAGAGTTACCTACTGCTGAAGAAGAAGAAGCTGCACAAAAAGAAACAGATTCAGCTTCAGGTAAACAAAAACTCAAAGATCTAGGATTAACAGATGCTGAGATAAAAGCATTAACAGGAGCATAAAAATTTGAATTATGGGTAAAACCATAATATAAAGAATAAGGAGGAACATATGGCTTATGTAGGAAAATTTCCGCTCACAGGAGCGTATCAGATTTTAGACGATATATCAGGATCGTTTACTGGATCAACTGCTGGACCGTTTAATTTAACAACAAGTGGAACAGCTGTGTCTCCAGAAACAGAAGCATCCGTAATTATATCTGTCTCAGGTGTTGTACAGCAGCCGATAAGTGCATTTACAATATCGGGTAGTCAGATTACGTTCACAGGAAACCCTGCAAGCTCAGATACTTTTTTCGGTATTGTTCTTGGTAATACTTTTGACATCGGAAAACCAACTGATGCAACAGTAGGTGCAGCAAGTTTATCAACAGATTTTTTTGTAAAGAATGCTCAGACATTAACATCATTGTCAATGGCGGGCTCAACAAACGGAGCAATGGTTGGACCAGTAACTATTAGTGGGACAATAACAATTCCATCAGGGAGTACATTTGTAATTTTATAATGAGTAAACTAGAAACAAATCAGGTTGATCCAGCTACAGGTACTACGCTAACGCTAGGAACATCAGGGGATACAATTTCAATTCCCTCAGGAGTAACTGTTAATATGTCTAGTGCAACACAAACAGGGGTTGGTGGATTACAATTAATTACATCAACTACATTTTCTAGTGTTTCTAGTGTAACTGTAGATAGTTGTTTTACTAGCACATTTAGAAATTATCATGTTTTATTTAATGCAGATTGGGGAACAGTTACAGATACTGATTTAACTTTACAATTTAGAGCAAGCGGTTCAACAGATTCAAACTCAAACTACAATTATCAATCAGATTATATAAATGCAAATAATAATTCTGGAGTTGCTGCTCAAAGTAATAGTGCAACTTCTGCAAATATTTTTGATAATGCTGATACAGAAATAAATGGTAGAATTGAATTTTATAATCCACAATTGAGTGATAGAAACACTTATTTTGAAAGCCTTTTACTAGGTCATGATGGTTCAACAGCAAAAAAAATTACTGGATTTGGAGAATTTGAAAACACAACATCATTTGATGGATTTATATTAACAGGATCTTCTGGAACATTTTCAGGAAGAATCCAAGTATTTGGATATAGACAATAGGAAAATTATGGCAAACGGAACATTAAAAGTATCGAATATACAAACGAGCAGTGGATCAGGGACTATTACTATTGGTCAATCTGGAGAGACTGTTAATATTTCTGGAACTTCTGGAACAGGCTTTGGAAAAATTGGACAAGTTTTACAAACTGTGAAAACTGATGTTTTTCAAACAAGTAGTAGTAGTTTTACTGATGTAACAGGACTATCTCTCTCC